GTCCTCTTAAGGTTAACTATCAGCCTTTTATTAATTATGGCACTGTTTCTATTTGGCCTACTCCTGCTGCTACAAACACTGCTACCGTTACCTTAGTTTACCAAAGGCCATTCCAATATTTCACTACGGGTACTGAGACAGCAGATTTCCCTGAGGAATGGCTTTTGGCTCTTATCTACACCACTGCTGTACTGCTTGCCCCTGAATGGGGCATTCCTCTACCTGATCGTACTGCTCTGCGTAGCGAGGCAAAAGATTATGTGGAGATGGCTACAATGACTGGTCAGGAAGACGCAAGTTTCTTCATCCAGCCAGAACGGAGAATGTAAGGTGGCATACAGTAAGGCACCAGTACAGAGTACCTATTCCTCTGAGAGAGTGTCTTTGTTTCGTGAGATTGCCTTACGAGATGGAGGTGCTTCTAGTAAGGATGAGGATTATCTAAACGTCTTTACAGAGATTGTTAAACAAACTAAAGCAGGGGACCAACGACGTTTCATCATGAAGCGTGCTGGTTCCTCACAGGCCATTGCCTCAGTAGGTGCTACAGCCATTCGTGGTATGCACTTTGCTTCTGACAAGAATAAACTATATTACTGCGTTGGTCGTAATGTCTATGTGTACAACTTTGCTACTGCCTTAAGCACTACTTTAACCAACGTCTTTGCTACTTCTACAGGTGCTGTAGGATTTACAGAGTTTCTGTATGATGATGGTAGTGTCAAGATGGTGGCATCAGATGGTAGTGCCACCTCAGGTATTGTAACTATTGATGACAGCAACGTGGTGGTTACCTCAGCAGATGCTGACATTCCAGCACATGATCCTAATGTTGTTTTCCTTGATGGTTATTTGTTTTTAGTTAAAGATAGTAGTTCTATTATATATAACAGTGTTAACAATGATCCTTTATCTTTCACTGTAGATGCCATCATTGCTCCTGAACAAGAACCTGACCAGGTAATTCGTTTAGCGAAAATTAACAACTACCTCATTGCCTTTGGAACTACTTCAATTGAATATTATTGGGATGCCGCTAACGCTGCTCCCGATAGCCCAATGCAGCGTAATGATACTCCCATTAAGATTAACACCTATCTAGGTGGTTTTGCTCAACATGGTAATGCCATCTTCTATATTGGTGCAGATGCCAACGGACAGCCTGATGCATTCGTCCTAAAGGACTTTAAACTGGAGAGCATAGGTACCCCCTCCATCTCCCGTTATCTCTCGTCCGCGACCTCTACAGTGTCTTCCTGGAAGGGTGCTATTGTCGCTATTCAGGGTCATGTGTTTTATGTGATTAATGCTGGTTCCAATAAGAGTTGGGCTATTGATGCAGAGAATGGATTGGTTACTAGGTTTGCCTATCAGGCACAATCTATCTTTGATATTTATACTTCAACCAATCTGTTTAACACTAGCAATACTCGCACCTATTTCTCTCTAGGAACTGACAGTGCTATTTATAGGTTTGATGAGACTCTGTACCAAGACTCAGGAACAAACTTCTCTTGTTCTATTGTAACTGAAGCAAATGATTTTGGGACAGTGAATAGAAAGACAATGGCTAGAATGACCATCATTGCAGACAGGCCATCAGCCAATTCTACTATATCAGTACAGTGGAGTGATGATGATTATATTACTTATAACACTGCTGTCACTACAAACCTAAAGCAAGACCTTGTGTGTGTTAGACAACTAGGTTGGTTTAGACAACGTATATTTAAATTCACCTACTCTGATAATTATCCTTTACGGATACAGGATATAGAAGTAGATATTAACAAAGGAACTTCATGAGTGATACTACTTTTACTGCAGGAACCGTTGTCGCATCTACATGGCTTAATGATGTGAATACCATGACTTATTTGAGGGGTCCTGTTAATGTCATGGATTCCATAGATAGTTCCCAATGGGCTGCTATTGAGGCTGGTACTGTTGGATCACAAACTCGTGCTACCGTTCAAGCCGGATTTGAGGCCGCTATTGCGAAGGCTGTTGCAGAACATCGTACTTTAAGAATCAATGGGGGTATTTATGCCCTTTCAGGAGGTATTCTCCTTCCGGATGGTTTGGTGATGGAGGGAGAAGGGGCTGTTACTAGTTCAGGATACTATAGCCGTTTGGATTTTGCTACGAATACCGGAGCAACAGCAAGTTTATACTCAAACAATGCCTCTGATATTACTCTTTCTAATTTCTATTTAAATGGTCGTACCAGCGGTAGTGGTAATGAAATTGAGAATCAGGGAAACTCTCGTCGAATGACTTACGAGAAACTAGCGGTGGTGTCTTCAACTACTGGTGCTGGTATTGCTATGGCTACCTCAGGATATAATATCCAAAGTGAGTGTGAGCGAGTAGTGGTTGCTGGTACTGGTTATGGGTTTGTTACTTCAGCCAGCTCCACTAGTAATTCTTTTAGAACATGTTATGCCAATGTTTGTACTGACTCGGGTTTCTTAATTCGTGGGACTTATCATTCTCTTTCTGGGTGTGCTAGTGATGGCAGTTCTCAATACGGCTATCTAATCCAAGACGCTGTTTCAATTAGCTTAGTTGGATGTGGTGCTGAATCCAACGGACGAGCTGCTTTGGCCTTCTCTAATGCCCGCCATGTCGTCGGAGATGGTTTCCGAAGTGTGGCTAACAATACTGGAGCTTCCGCAGCAATTCCTTCCTTTGCTATGGTTAATGATGCTAGTAGCAACCTTACCTTTACGGGCTGTGAAGACACTGTTCCTAATGCTGCTACCACGAGTAGTATTGCTAATGCCAGTGGTGCTGTAGGTGACAATATGGAGTTCTCAGGGATATTCACATTGCCTTTTGCTTCTTCTATCTTAGCTAAACAAACTCCCCGGTCGGGACTACATGCCTTGTGTCAGTTCGATGGTACAGCCGGTTCTCCCACTCCCATTGTATCCCGTCGTATTAGCAGCATTACAAAGAACGGTACCGGAGATTATACCCTTACAGTGACTACTCCAATGGTGGGTACTACTTTGATGGCTACAGGTAATGCAGCAGCAGTTGCTGGTGTGGCATTGGTAGCAGAACAGGTGAGTTCAACAGCAGATACAATTCGTGTTCGTTTCCGAAACTCTAATACATTTGCATTAACAGATTCTGCTATCTACTGTGATAGAACCCAATAACCTACACAAAGAATCCCGCTCCTCTGTGTCAGTGAAACTGAGGGCTCCCTCTGTGCCGATAGTACCTGTCGCCGTGGCCGGCCATGTAGGCGTATCATTCAAAGCACCAATAACATAAATATTAATAGTACCGGCTTGCCTATTACTCGCATGGGTAGTGAAAGTTAGACCATACATGTAGTCCAAATAAGCATTGGAAGTGTTGTTAACAGACGCACTAGACCAACCAGTGAGCCAGTCCTGAGAAGAAGCAAGACTATGCAGATTGGTTACTGTCTGGGATGTAGAGGTTGCATATTTACCTTTAATATCACCGGCCATTATACAGCCTCTAGAGCATCGTTAATATCACTGGAAAGAATTAGACCCTCAAACACTAAAATGGCGGGAGAAGCGTCAGTTCCTGTACCAGTAGCATACAATTTCTCACCCCGAGTAGCAAAACGCTTCCACAAAGCTAAAAGAGAAGCTCGGGTCAGGGCGCCTCCAGCACCACTCCATATATCATTAAACATAGCACGGATATCAGCAAGACCGGGATTATAAGTAGCCATATATTGCGCCACAGTTTGTAGACGTGAGTGGTTGGCCGAAGTCATCCCGGCCCACTCATTTCCATTAAATGCCTTCCCAGTATCCGTGATTGATACTAAAGATTTCCAGGTTACAGTGGTGCTGGAAACATTGTACCAAGAGGCCATGGAAAACTTATCATTAGCTTGTCGATATGTAACAAACGTAGAGTCTGTCTCGGTTAGAATCGAGTTCTTTAAGGTAAGTAGTTGGGCATTAGTTAGGTGAGACATTAAGGATTGCCCTCTGTGATAACGAAGCTGGTGACAGAGACAGGCTGAGTCGCCACAATGGAAGTAGAGCTAAGATTTAGGTCAGAGCCTGAAGTACCTACATCTCCATCCATCATTGCAGTTGAAGCTGCGGAATTCCACAGACGAAAGTGGGTAGCAGTACCGGTGGCATCTGCACTGCTATCCTGAGTGATTGAATTCAGCGTTAGCACTCCCCCTGAGGCAGATGGCGCAAAGGTAGCATTACAGGTCAGTTCAGCTAAGAGTGTTCCAGTAATGGCAGCGGCGACGTTAGCGGGACGACTACCACTATAAATACGGAGTTTTGCCGTAGTTCCTACCGTGGTAGTAATGAAGTCAAGCATACCATTACGAATAGTTGTTGAGTATGAAAGTGCCATGTGTGTATTCCTTAACTAGTTTGTAGGGTAATTGTAAAGGCTCCAGAAGGAGTTGGTCCTGTTTCAAAGGAAGCCTTTACTTGTGCGGGATAGCTGTTTGTGGTATCTGGAAAAGAGGTGGCTAGGGCAGCAGCATCAACACCATCTGGTATATTAGCCA